GTACACCTTCGACAAGTGCGTTAGCAAAGCCGAGGTTGTTGTAACGTAGGAAGTTGATTTGAAGACCAGGTGCAACACCAAGTTCAGTCTTCTTGACTGCGAATTGCTCAAAGCGAAGGATTGGCATAGCCTGGAAAAGGATTTCCTTTGACCAGATTTGCTGAATCGCTTGAGTCAACTGTGTGTTGGTACCTGAATAGGCTGTTGGGGCTGCGGCTAGATTGCCGGTACCCGTAATACCAGATGCCATTTAGTTTTACTCCTTAGTTGGAATTTGGATTTGGGGGTTTAGCCGAACAATCCCGAGCCTTTGCCTTGAGCTTTTGGACTCAAAAGGCGTTGGCGATATTTTGCGTATTCGTTCATCGGCATAGCTGATATCTCATCAGCTGTAAAGTTACGTTGCTCCGAATTAATGTCCAGTGGTCCGGTTGGAGGCGCTGTTACACGACTTCCAGTCATTTCTTTGCGAGCCGACTGCATAGCCTGCTGCGCAGATTCTAAAATACGAGTTGAACGGTCTTTTAGACTTTCAATACTCGTGTTAATCTCGTCTTGGGTGTTACCTGTGACGAGGTCCAAAAGTTCAGGAATGATTGCTTCCCGTTCTTCCTCCAGACGTTGCTGGCGGAAATTTTGAATCTCAGCAAAAGTTTTTTCTCGCTCCAATAGAGCAAAGGCGCGTTCGCGCTCCTGGCGCTCACGCTCCAACTGTTCAGACCATTCTGTTTCCTTCTTTTTAAGAAGTTCACGAACGTCTAAATCAGCTTCAAGGCGAGTACGCTCTTCAGCGTCCTGTGCCTCTTTCTCTGCTTGCTTGGCCGCAAGTTCTGCTTCTCTCATTTGCTTGATTTCTTCAAGCTCAGATTTTAGCTTTTCAATTTGCGGATACAACTTATCTTTCTCTTGACTACGAACTTTTGCTAAATCATCGTCTGTATAGAACTTAGATGATTCGGCAGTTTTTGTAGTCTTAACAGTTGGCGCGTCAACGCCAGCGTCTACAATAGTTGGAGCTTGGTTTGCTTCAGCTTCAAAGGCTTCAGCAAGCACTTCTGATTGAGTTTCCATATACGTCCTTTATATTCTCTGGGTCTTTTTTCGAATGAGGTTTTACCCCCGTAGCACAAATGACCGTCTCTTGGTTTTACACATACATTTTTCCGCGTTTTACAAAAAATTTCAGCCTATAGTGCTTTATTTTTCGTATTCTTCTGGTACGCGACGTTGTGGAATTTTAGTTCCATAAGCTTCAGTTACTAGTCGAGAGCGGATGTCTTGTTCACCTAGTTGTAATCCTTCGACTACATTTCCGTCCAACAATGGTGTCTGGGCAGGAGAGCCTCCGCCAGCAGCCATACCCGCTGCTTGCTCAGGTGAGAGCGGAGCAGCAGAACCGTCAGGTCCTGGGACCATGCCTGTTAAGGTCATAATCTCATTAGCGATTTCGGTTTGAACAAGTTTAAGTGCGCCATCTGCCTTGGCGTCGTCAATAAGCTCTTGTCTAATTTCTTGAATTTTTTCTGAAGGGAACTCTTCGCCAAGGGCTCTAAGTGCTCCTTCTTTAGACTCTAAGCCTAGAGATAGCATAGATTGAATTTCGTTAAGAATAATAAGTTTATCTAGTGGCAGTGGTGGTGGGAAATGTACGTACGTTCTGTAGGTGTCTGGGTCATTAGGGTCTAACTGAAGAAGTTGGTCTGGCTTAGGAATGGTGTCTCTATCAGGATTCCAAGTAAATGTTTCTGGCTCTTTAACAGCTAAGTTACGAAGAATGAGTTCATTTACTCGCTCTAGTCCGTATGCGTATTGAACAATCTTTTGATGATAACGATTCATTAAAGGTTGGAACTGGATAGCAAGTGCTACACCTGATGTATTAGAAATAGGTTGTGATTGACCTAGAGCAGTTTCTGGAACACCAGTCATTTCGTGCATAGCACGCTTTAACATAGTCATGTAATCCATAGCGCCTTTAAGGCCTTGTCCGCCACCTTCTAGGTTTTCTACCCTTGCGTCTTTTGGTAGTCCACCCCACACTTTATTAGCACCCTTTTCAAGCTGGGATGCTTTAGCTCCAATAATTACTGTTACAGGAGCAGCGTGATAATTAATAATGTCTGCAATGTCTGTTGCAGTTTCATTGTAGGCACGGTTTAAAGAAATCATTTCATTACAGTCAGATAGTCCCCAAGGAGAACCTGAAATTCTAATGTTAGGCATGTGTACTACAGGAATAGTTCCAAGTGGGTTTGGACGAGAGTCAATAAGCTCATCATTAATATACTCTTCGATAACGTCGTCAGTTAATATTTCTGTATAGGTATAAACCTGTCGTGTACCTTCTAGAGATGTGCCCCAGAAACGATACTTGAGTTTAAACCGAATCAAACGGTTGCGGTCATGCGGGTGAAACTCTGGGAAACAGAAAGAAGAGTTTAGAGGTAATACACGTACACGTCCTGGGTGCTGCATACCGGCTGGGTCTACCCATGCTTCTTCGTATGCTACTTTAACAAAACAGTCTCCAGATACAGAACCTTGTTGACCAATCTCCCAAAGTACGGTTGCTTTGTTGTTATCTACTTCCCATACGCGCTCAAGCAAATCAGGAACAATAGCCTCTGTTGCTTTAGGGCTTCTAAATTGAACACCCTTGCTAAAAGTAAAGTTAATAATAAAATCTGTAATTGCTCGATAGTAATTGAATACCATTTGAGGTTCGCCCTGTTGGCGGCGGAAAGATGTATGGTGACCTAGGTACATCGCCCAGTTAAGAGAATACCGATTTAAACGCGGACCATGAACTTCAAACTCTTCATCAGCAAGTTCTACTAATCCCAAAGGGGATATGGATATGGTTAAGTCAGATGAGGCGGCCCTATAACTAGGGGGTGAAAAATCTATGCTCACCTAAAATCCTCTCATTCAAATATTTAACTACCGTAGTTTAGCATTAGTTTGCTAACTTGCGGAACCACCTATCTTGCTATTGGCCGATTTACTGGCTTGTTTACATCTTTGGTTACTGACTTCTTAATAGACTTGGTAACCTTCTTCTTTTTAGAAGCTTCAATTTTGTCTGTTTTTTCTTGTGCTACGTCCCTATTCTTAGGGTCAATATCTTTTTTAGAATCTACAAACTTTCCACCCATTTGAACATATCGAGAATGAACCCAGTGAGCTGATGCTGGGGATTGTTTTGAAAATCTAGTTTTTGCCTGTGTGGTAATCATGTTCCAAAGTCTAGGGTTAGCAGGGAGTTGTTTAGGACCCTCTTGAACTTCTTTACCTTTGATTAACATTTATTATCCTCAATGCAGGGAATCCTGCCCCCTCAGCATGGTGGGACGCTGGAAGGGGGCAGGAAACTTAATTAGTCCTGAACTACTGCTGGGCTTACACGTGATTGGCGAGCGCCGTTACGTGTAACTTCTTCAATTGTTGGTTCTGCATAATCTTGGAAAGAACCATTTGAAAACTCTTGAAGAAAATCTGTTGCTTCAATCCAAGAAGCTGAACCTACGTGAGCACGCTCGCGCATTGTTTCTTCAGCTGGCTTAGTGTGAACAGGTGCGTTGCGGTTTGGACGGCCTGCTGCTGGTGTGTAACCTTGTGCAGCACCCTTGCCAAACTCTTGTGGAACATCAGTATCGGTTCCGATACCTTCTTGAAAACGTAGAGGTCCGCGTTGTCCTGGGACAGCGGAAGCCATCTTACGGTCGTAAGTATTTCCAGAGCGTTCTGGAACTTGTGGTGTTGGGGCAATTGCCATGTTTATTACTCCTTTAAAAGGTTGAGGCCTCGGTATAAGTGTCTTATTAAAACGTTAATTTTTCAGGATAAAGTCAAATCTATCTGAAAAAGGGTGACGACGAGACCTCAACCTGAGGCATTGTAAGGTCCATGGTTAGAGAGCAGGCAATAGCCAAACTATCAGCATAGTCGTCGTGGGCATGGGCTTCCTCTGGGGCATGAGCTAAAAAGTTAGGCCCAGTAAATTTAGTTTCTAGGTCAGTCATCTGTTGGTAAAACCTTTTCCAAGTTCTAAGTCTTCTGGTCTTAGCATGGGCAGGCCAACCAATAAGTCGCCTATCAATTAAAGTTTTAAGGTGTTTCCAACGTTTAGACTGCTCAGGCTGGCTACTTCCAATTGGATATACCTCAGCTCTAGGTAACAGCAACTTTAATCTTTGAGCCACTGCGTCACCTACACCGCCTGAGTCAACACCTACAGCTAGCACGTCATAACTACCTAAGAAGTTAACTATTTGAAAATACTGGTCTTCCCAGTCTTCACTTTGAATCTCCATCCAATTTAAAATTCTATGGTCAAAGTAGCCAAACTCATCAGGTCTATCCCAGTCAACCCAAACAACTGTGACAACAGTAGAGTCAACTTTTCTAGCGGGGTCGATACCGACTACAACAGGGGTTCTGTGCCAAGCCTTAACAATTTCTTGAGAGGTATCCCCAAGTTCGTCCATTACCGTAGAGGTTACAAACATGCCTCGTTCTAGAAGCCACTTACAGTTATAGGACATTTGGAATTCATCAGAGTCTTCGCCTACACGGAGAATTTCTTTCTTAATAAACTTCTGGTAGTTATCATTATATTTAGCTACGTCTTTCCAATCCCACTGATAGTGATTCTGTTTATTTCCTCTAGAAGTTTGACGACGCTTGTTTAACTGGATAGAACGATAGAAGTTGTTTTTGTGTGTGGTAGGCGTGCCTGTCTTAACCATAGTTCCAGCGTAATACGCCAACATAGGGGAGATAGATTTAGATACTACGAAGTCGTCTGCTTCTTGGCACTCATCAATAACAATAAGGTGGAAAGACTTAGATTCAATCTTTGCGCGAGGGTTAGCTGTCATCATCATTACAGATGAGCCAGAATTCTTTAATTTAATTTGCTTTGTAACTCCAGCAACTTTTTTAGCTTCGTCGTCAATCTCTGGGTCGCCTAATACGCTAAGTGCATGGTCACTAGTAAGTCTATTAATAGTTCTACTAAATAATGTTTCTGCCTGACCTTCTACCGGAGCAAACAATCCTACCCAGATGCCATCTTTAAACTTACCTAATAAATCTGGATACATACGTGCAAGTCGTGGAAGAATAACCATAAGTGTAGCTACAGTATTTGCAATAGTTTCTGATTTACCAGACTGACGTGCAGCAAGAGCAGTAATTTCTTCACCGTCATTAATAATTACAGATTCCATAATTCTTCGTGCAAGTGGTGCTTGATATGGATGCAACTCATAGCCAACAAGTGCTACTAAGAACACCATCATTTTGTCTACTAGTTTGTCAACAAACTCTCGGGACAGCTCATCTAACCCGTCGTCTTCTTCAGCGGGTTCAAGGTCGTCCTCATCAATTTCTTCGAAGTCTTCTTCTTCTTCAAAGAGTTCATCAATGTCAATATCTTCTTCAAACATTTGTACCTCCTTTAAAGACGGAAAGCCCTGGGTTTAAAGTCCAGGGCTGCCGCTGCCACACGGGAGAGAAGGAGAGAGTTGGCGGATATAATTTTAGCATACAAATGTAGTTACTCAATGGGAGATAATCTTTTGTGCAATTCGTCAACAACTGCATGTATAGCTTCAGCTCCAGTAAGGGCTTCATCCAAATAAACTTGATTTCTGTTCTTTTCGTAAGCCGAAAGACAACGGCTTAACTCGTAGAGAATCTGGTCTGACCAAACCAAAAGTTCTCCTGAAGGTA